GTGTAAAAGAACTTGGCTACAAGTCTAAATCAGTTAAAGGTGTAGCTAATACGATGGAAATAACTGGTAAAGAGAAGGTATTGAAATCACTAAAAGAAAGTTTAAAAAAAAACTTATTAAGTGAAAATGGATATATTCCTGAAAAAAGAAATGATTACTCTGCAGGTCAAAAAATAGTTACTCCACAAGGACATGGAACTATTGTTGAAGTAAATCCACCAGAAGTTTTTGTTAAATTAGCTATTCATACTAAAGAGGATGAGCCAATTGCGTTTACTTTCAATCAATTAGATTATCAAAGAGAATACGAAAAATCTGAAGATTCTAATAATTGGGATCGTAATCAAGGAAAAGAAGAACCAGACGCATTAAGTGAAAAAAAGAATAGCATTATAAAAAGAATAAAAGAGTTTTTGTCTAAAAAGAAACTTAAAAAAGAGGAAGTTGTAGAAATACCTGATCAAGAAACAAAAAAGAAAACTACAGTAATAACTCCAAACACAACCGCAACAGCCGCATTAACAAAGTTAGGTGGAAAAGTAGTTCCAGGAACAAAAGGAATAGTTAAACTAAAAGGACAATCATAATTACAATGCCTAAACAACTATTAATAGAACATTCGCTTTTCAAGCCAATTTCTTCACTAACTGAGTCATACAAATCAGCTGGTCGTAACATGTGTGTTATTGGGCAATTGCAAGCGTGCGATAAACCAAACGCAAACAGAAGAATTTATCCGTACGATATCTTACTTACGCAAGTAGAGAAATATATTGATGGTCCAATAAAAGAGAATAGAGCTCTAGGTGAACTAGATCATCCAGAAAGTTCTATAATTAATCTAAAAAATGTATCTCATAACATAAAAAGACTTTGGTGGGACGGAAAAGATCTTTATGGTGAAGTAGAAGTACTTCCAACTCCTTCTGGGAATATCCTAAGACAACTTTTTGAAAATAATATCACTGTAGGAATCTCTTCAAGAGCTATGGGGTCTGTTTCTCCAATAGGAGAAGGTCTTGTAACTGTAGAAGATGATCTTGATCTTATTTGTTGGGATTTTGTAAGTCAACCAAGTACTTATGGTGCATATATGAAGCCAGTTGGATCACAAGGGTTACAAGAATCTATACAATATAATAAAACACAACAACAATATTCAGCGGCAAACAAAATGATGTCTAATATTATATGTGAACTATCAGGAGTATGCTGTATAAATTAAATATAAGATGAAAATTAAATTAATTGATTTACTAAGAGAGGATGAAGATAATATAAAAGCTGCGTCAGCGTACTCTAACGCTATAAAAGGAACTAGTGTATCAGATTTTGTAGATAGCTTTAAAAATATTGCCGCAGACCCTAAAGTTCAGGCCATAGTAAAAGCGGGAGTAACCGATGGTAATCCAGACGATGAAAAACTTCCTTACGAAAAACAACAAATTAAAGTTGATACATTAATACCAACTCAAAGCGAAATTGGATTTAATCAAAGCATTGAAAATATATTAACTGACCAATATGGCAGCTTAGCAAGTATATTTTCAGGATTAGCTGATGTTGGTGGTCCAATTGTTACCTATAACGGAAAGTATATTATAGATGGACATCATAGATGGAGTCAAGTATTTGCGGCTAATCCAAAAGCAAAAATGGAGGCTTTAAATATTACTGGAAATTTAAAACCAGAAGAAATACTTAAGATTGTACATTCGGCGATTGCAATTAAGACTGGAGGAGTGCCATCTGCTAATCCTAAAGGAATAAACATTTTAAATGGTATTACTGAAGAGCAAGTATTAGAAGCAGTTAATAGTAAACTAACTGACAAAGCTAAAAAACTTTGGGCAGATCACGGACAAAAGGATAACAAATCTATTGCAAAATACTTATATAATAATTTAGAAGTATTAATAAATAATAACAAACCAATTTCAGGAGCTCCAGGCAGAAAAGACATGCCACAAACAGACGCTGGTGATAAAGATATAGAAAAAACTTTAAATTACGTAAAATCAGGAATTGTTAATTTTAAAGATCCAAAACCTGAGGATATACAAGAGATAAAAAGATTAAAAAAACTTGCTGGAATTTAAAATAATTTTAGTACACTTGTATTTTATAGAAAATTGATATATTTATTGTTGATATGCGATGGTATCTATTGCGTCGCTACAACTAAAAATTCTATATTGCTTAGTATTATTCTACAATAAGCAATTAAAAATCAAAGAAACAACAAAATGGAACAAAACATTTACAAGCAAGCAATTCTTGATGCTAAAGCTATTAGAGCTAGCGCAATTGCTAATGCAAAAACGTCTCTAAGCGAGGCTATGGAACCAAGAATTCAAGAAATGATGCGTCTTAAACTATCTGAAGAGATGGAAGGCGACATGGAAGAAGGTTACGAAGACATGGAAGAAGCTCATGAAGAAGGCATGCAAAATCATGGTGGATCAGAAGAAATTAACGAATTAGACCTAGATGAAATCTTAGCTGAATTAGACGGTATTTCTGAAGAAGATCATGATAATAAAATGGTAGACGAAGACTCTTTAAATGAAGCTGAAGACGATGAAGCTGAATCTGAAGACAAAGAAGAATCTGAAGACGAAGAAACAGAAGACATGGAAGACATGGAAGACATGGAATCTGAAGAAGACGTTGACGATGAAACTAAAGTAATTGATATTACATTAGGAGATCTTAAGCAAGTTCTTCAATCAGTAATGGGATCTCAAACTCCTGACGTTGGTTTAGAACCTGCTGGTGATGAAGATTTAGCTGCTGATCAAGGTGATAGCGATGAACTCTCTTTAGATGATGTTCTTGCTGAACTTGAAAAAGCCGAAGGTAAAAAGATAGATGAAAAAAAGACTATGAAAGATGACAAAGAAAAGTCTAAAAAAGTTGAAAAAGAATTAGAAGAAGCTAAGCGCGTAATTCATACTCTTAACGAAACTCTTAAAGACGTTAATCTTTTGAACGCTAAATTACTCTATGTAAATAAAATCTTTAAAGCAAAATCTTTAACCGAATCAGAAAAAATAAAAGTAGTAAAAGCTTTTGATAGAGCGTCTAATGTAAAAGAAGTAAAAAATACTTACGTTACTCTTCAAGAATCTTTTGCAACTAAAAAGACCCCTATTAGAGAATCAATTGGTTTCGCATCAAAACCTGCTGGAGTAGCTCCAAAAACTAACATTGTGGAATCAGATCCTTTTGTTACTAGATGGAAAAAAATAGCTGGAATAAAGTAAACACACAAAAAAAATAAAAATTAAATTTTAAACACATGGCAAATTTAGTAAACTCCCTACTTAGCGAGTCTGCTCAATCAGCATTTTCCGATCAAAACGGAGTTGCTAACAGGCTTTCTAAAAAATGGGCAAAATCTGGCCTTCTTCAAGGTCTTCAAGATTACGACAAAAACAACATGGCCGTAATGCTTGAATCTCAAGCGAAACAATTGGTAATTGAATCTTCTCAAACAAATGGCGGACTTGGATCTGGCGGTGCAACCTTTACTCCTGGTACTGGTGAGCAGTGGGCTGGTGTAGCTCTTCCATTAGTTCGTAAGATCTTCGGACAAATCGCTTCTAAAGAGTTCGTTAGCGTACAGCCAATGAACCTTCCAGCTGGTCTAGTATTTTATCTAGACTTCCAGTACGGTAATACAAAACCACCATTCGCTGCTGGTGATTCTATTTACGGTACTCCAAGTGCTAACTTCGGTAACCTTGCTCAAGGCGCTCTTTATGGTGCTGGCCGCTTCGGTTATTCTTTGAACCAGTTCAGCGCTTCTGTAGTTATCCTTTCTTCTTCTGTTAATATCCCAGCTGCTACTTATGCTGAAGTAGATTTCAATTCTGATTTCTCTTCTTCTGTTGTTGCTGGTACTATCAAGAAGTTGAGTGTTCCTACATCTTCTCTTAGCGGAAGCTTGAATATTGATGGCGTACGCGCTTTCACTATCACTTCTGGTGCTATCGCTGTTGCTGATACTCTTCAGCAATTCACTAAGTTGAACGGTGCTAATGTTGATTTCTTCGTAACTGCATCTACTGCAGAATTCGCTGCAACATCTTCATTGACTGTTTTCTACAACAAGGCTACTGATTTCAATAGCCGTGGTGATTTCGAAGATCGTTCTGGTCTTCCATCTGTACCAAACAGTTTGTCTGCTACATCTATCGTTATCCCAGAGATCAACGTACAGATGAAGTCTCAAACTATCTCTGCTAAGACTCGTAAGTTGAAAGCACAATGGACTCCTGAATTCGCTCAGGACCTTAATGCTTACCATAGCTTGGATGCTGAAGCTGAATTGACTGGTCTACTTTCTGAGCACATCTCTCTTGAGATCGACCTCGAAATCCTAGACATGTTGATCCAGAACGCTCCAACTGTTGAGTACTGGTCTGCACAGGTTGGTAACCAAATCAACAACGCACAAACTGCGTTTACTTCTAACACAGCTGGTGTTTATTACACTCAAATGAGCTGGTTCCAAACTCTTGGAATTAAGCTTCAGAAGGTGTCTAACATCATCCATCAGCGTACTCTA